TAGTTATGTTCAACTTCAGTTAACCAACGTTTTGCTTGTTTTACGAAAGTGATTGGTTCTTTAAGGATTGCGGGGGTGCAAAGCATCCAAGCTTGGCCGACACCATTACCAACATCAGCAATACCAGCAATCCCCGCAGGCTCACCTTCTCTAGTAAAGAAGTAAGTTGCGTAACTACTGGTAGCGATACCAAAAGGAAGGTGAAGGAGGGATAAACCCATACCTTCTACCTCTCTTCGGTCCTCATCTCTAAGGTTATTGGCAACAGCTACGGCGTCCCGAATGGTGGCGGGGCGGTACTGTTTCATTAAGTGGTACGAGAAATTCCTCTATTGTTATAATGTCCTTCCCATGTATATCCTGTTATACCTGCTGGCATAGGATCAATACTGGTGAGGTAGATGTTAGACATATCACCTCGACAATAAACACCAACCTGCTTGGTGGCGGTATTGATTAGAGCTGAGCTTCCAAGGATATAGACATCAGAGACCTTAGCTTCTACTAGTTGGATGTTATCCTCATAGCCAAGGCGTTGAAGACCCACTGTGTAGTTACCAGAGAGATATAGCTCTAGGTTTACGTTAGTGACCATAGGAGGGAACACCCTATCTACGCTCTTCTCCTTCTTCATGTAGATCTGTGGAAGCTCTACAAGCATTGTGTAGACAGTACCTAGGTTATAGGTATCAGCATTTCGTAAGCTACGAGTAGTGACCTTAATAAACTCACCGCCAGCATCTGATTCGATGAATGGCATGACATAGTAAGAGCTACTAGACTCATTAAACTGTAAAACTGCTACCTCTTGACCATCATACTGTCCAGGCTGCAAATAGAATTTAGTATAATCACCCTCAACTACCTCAGTAATAGAGGTATCGGGTAGATAGTTATCTAGACGAGGCTCGAACCTACGATCATCCATAGAAATGGTAGCCGTAGATGGATCGTCCAGAAGGTTCATCTTAGATAAGACCCAAGATCCCCGTGTATTGTTGTAGGAGACTATGTAGGCAACATCGTCATAGAAGGAGGTCAGGTAGATATCAGATTTAAATCTCCATCTAGACCATCCAGCCAAGCTACGTTCATTGCCCTGGTTCCAATACTTAAAGACATAGACGTCTCCAGAATTATCCCCATACATAACGATGCTGTTATTAGCACTAGATGCTCCCCACTTAAGACCGGTGGGGATGTATTCAGGAACAGTACGAGTATTCTCTGCTACCTGTGGTCGGTTCTCTACAGAATCAATAGCCATCTCGAACACCTTAGAGAAGGTGGTGGAGTCTGAGTTAAAGAAGATAGAGGTACCAACCTCCATAGGATGGACTTTAGTAACGTTAGAGAAGTTAGAGATCTCATCTACCTTTACAGTCTGCGGACCAAAGGCCACATCCTGAGCAGACATACGGAACTGAGCATCAGTAGAGAAGATGAGAAGCCCCTTAGGCGTGCTCACAGCCGACTTAAGATCAGCTGGCCTAGTAGATGTAGCGGCCATATCGATGGGGTCTGCGTCGCTTATAGCGATGGCTGAGCCAGCAAAGAAGTTGAAGTAGTCACCGGGTTGGCTCATGATGATCGTGTCACCAGATAAGAAGCCAAGACGGTTCATGTGGAAGGTCATCCCACTGATACTCTTACCAACAAAGGTAGGAACAGGATTAGTCTTCTCATCCCCTACTTCTCTAGCTGCATAGCTATTCACCTCGTCATAGTCAGCACTCAACTCCCTAAACTGGAAGGAGCCATCTGACTGTCTGATGAGGGCATGGGGCATAGTATCCCCGTTAAACTCGGTGGGGATACCAGGCTTAACAGTCTCAATCCAAGAACCTTGGCCGGGAATATCTCCCTCGGAGGTCTCGAACTTGACGTAGTAGTCATCAGCCTCAGAGTCCTGGGAGTTTCTTACCTTTAGAAGTACTCCATTAATCCCCTGACCTGGAAGTCTGGAGATATCATTGACATTGCCTTTGATGGCATACATGGCATTATCTGTGGATCCTCCACGGGCCATGATGTTAAAGACTTTACCTTGATCAGTTCTCTTGATGTAGATGACATTACCAATGGGGGTAGCATCATAATTAGTGAGGGCTTTAATCTGGGTCGTTAAAGCTCCCGTGATCTCTCCTACGTCTAGAGGGCCTGACTCAGAGTTTGCTGGGGTTGTGTAATCAACCTGATTCTCTGAGGCGTAGTTATAGCCGATAGAAGATCGTGTGACCTTAATCGTATAGCTACGACCATTCAAAGTGACAGCGGCTGTGCTACCAGGGGTCCAACCCTCACCACCATTCTGTAGAGTTACAGAGGCGCTGTAGGAAGACTTGTAGCTGTACTTAGGTGCATCTTGTGCTTTATCAATACCAGAGATATTCCAGGACAAGCCACCATAACCAAAGTTAAAGTTACCCCAGGGAGCGCCACCAGATGTATAGCTAGTAACGTTTACTGAGGACACACCGACATATCGGTTTTTAACAGCATCACCGCCCTTAAGGCGAACACGACCTTCGACTCGGAAGTTGATCAGACCTGCGCCTGTGCTAGCAGATGCATCTACATAGACATAGGAGCCCTCTCTAGGTATTACCCCCTGAAGCTGACTATAAAAGAAGTTATTAGCCGCATCACCATTGGCAGCCGTATTGAGCTTAACACCAGTGGGATAGGTAGCCCCCTTATCATAATCAGTAAGCTGGACTGGGTTACAAGTAACTCGTAGGTTGAAGCCTAGATTCTTTTTATCTCCTCTATCCTCCAGGAAGTCCTGAGAACCTACAAGAGGGCAAGCACCATCACCATCAAGAACCTCATAACTACCAGGGGATACTTCGATCTCTTGGGCTCTATAGATCTTCTCTTGAACTAGACCTTGACCATCCTTCAGGAAGTCAATGGTATAGGTGGTGTTATAGCCAACCTGATTAACTACTACGAGTGCTTCCTGCTTGAGGGTAGCATCAGTAGCGATTGACATACTGATCCTTTTCTTGGTATTACAAACCAAGGTGTAGTCATTGATCGTGAGAAACTCAAGATCTTCTGGCTCTGCATTCAGGTAGTCCTGACCATTACCAAGGATGGTTACGGTACGCTCGACACCACTATCACCTTCAAAGACTCTGATCTTTGTGGCATCCGTAGACGCTGGACCTGGCGGTCCTGACGTTTCTCTATAGGTTACTGCTACATAACGCTCTGACTGGTCTCTAAAGATTGTGAACCACTTAGCATCCTTAGGGATGTTGGTAGCCATCTCAGCCACCATATAAGTGGGAGGACGCTTAACACAACCAAAGGTAGGATCTAAGAGAACATTATCAGCCTCTCTAACTTGACCCGGCAGCTTGATGGGATCAGGTTGCTGGCTGACCCCGCCCAGAAGGGTAGGGATTGTCTGGGATACTGCTGCCATGTTTAATACCTAAATACAGTGTTAGATGGTCGATATGATGCGTAGGTGTTAAGGCCCTGGGTGTTACCGAAGATATTGAAGTCCCCTTGCTGGGTGTCATACTCAAGGGCACCAGCACGAGCCTGAAGCTCCTCAGCCTGCCCAAACCGGACTGACTCAGCACTGCCTACCGAGCGGCCAGCGAAGACGTTTGCAGCCCTGATAGTGATGTAGTTCTTAAATGCTTCGGGCAGCTCCTCATAGTCAAAGAGCCAGACAACATCTAGATCTTGATTTGAATCCCATTCGAAGGTGTGATCTGTACGGTTATAAAGTTTGCCACCTCTAACTTGAGAGAAGCAGCTTGATAGAACAGGCAGATCAAAGGACAGAACATTGTCAGGGATAAGGATCTCCTTATCAGAGTTAGGGACGAATGGATAACCAGGCTCAGTGTTATAGACCCAGCCTTCTGCTTGTACTGTTCGGGAGATCTCTTCGAGCACTAGCTCGGCAGTCTCCACCATTGGATTGCCACTCTCCAGATTAACTACTGGAGCTTGGCCGATGTTTGAAAGGATGATGTTGACAGCATCCAACTTAGTTTGCTTAGAGGCCATTTAAATTTCTAGGGTAATGATGAAACCCCGGAGGGCCCGGAGGCCCTGGGGAAATGCTTATCAAGCAGCTTGCAGAGAACCGCAAACAGAAGTACGCAGAGTGTCAGCGCCCATTGCGAGCTTTCCGACAATCAGGTCTCCCTGATATTGGACACGGAACGATCCCGATGTTGTTTCGATGGAAGGAGCAACGCTCTCAAGAACACCAGCAGCTTCCTTATGGAAGACAAGACCAGCCAAGGCAGTGTTATCAACCTTGTAGTCGTTGTTCTCACCAGTAACAGAAGAGCTGTTGTTAACGCCGTACTGAGCAGCAAGAACGTTAGAACGGTAGATACGGATACCAGCAATAGAGTAAAGACCCTTGCCGCTATTCATGTCACCCTGGGTATTACCGACCTCACGGTTGAGGATGTTGGTATCCACAGAAGAGATCAGCGAGTAATACTGACGAGGGGAAAGTACAGCACAGCGGCCTTCCTGAGGAGCTGAACGCTCATCGAGCACGCTTGCACATTCGAAGAAACCGTCTACGATTGCCTGGGCATCGTTAACATTTCCAGCACCGATGTTCACTTGGAAGCCACCAGGCTCACCAGTAACTACGGAAGCTTCAGTAGCGCCTTTAGCAAGTACGCGAGCAATACGCTCATCGTAGAATTTTGCGAGAGCTTCGCCGATCTGCTTTGAGATCTCGCTACGCTGAGAATACTGGCTGAGGATCTCATCCAAGCTGTAGATGAACTGGCTGGAAATCAGCAAGTCATCCATGAGGATGGTCTTCTCATTTGCCTTCAGGGCATCATCTGCCATGATAGGTGTGCCTGGGGTGTGATAGCCAGCCCCGAGCTTGCCTTGCATCAAGAATTGCTTACTCTTGCCTCCACGGAGGGCATAAGTACGGACAAGTCCTTTGAAGATTGTTGCATCGTTGAAAGCGTTATACACTTCGCCACTGAACAGTTTCAGGGCGGTGTTGTACTTATCACCGTATGCATTGGACTGATTACCGTTCACGCTATTAGGGCGTGAGATGAAGCTCATGTCGTTGACAGCCATGGTCTTAAATTAGTTCGTAAGTGTCTAAGGTTGTTAAGGCTTTGTGAGCCCGACGATCTCCGAAGAAGGGAAGTAGCTTCAGCAGAATGCTAGAAACCTCCTCACGCTTACCTACCCGCCACCTAT